TTGTTTCGTTCCTATGATGATTTGAAACGATTGGCAAGCGCTGCCGACCGCATGCCGAGCGAGGAAAATAAATTTAGAAATCTAAATCTAAATCAACGGGTATCGGTTGTCAGTCCATTTGTGTCACGTAATGTTTGGGAATCATGTTCAGCCAAACCAACCAATGAGGATGTAATCAGTTTCGCAGGACTTGATTTGTCAATGAAAAATGACTTAACAGCATTTGTTGTTATATCTAAAACTAGTAATGGTGAATGGAATGTACATCCCTATTTTTGGGCAACAGAGGTTGGCATACATGAGCGCTCAAAACGTGATCGCGTGCCATACGATGTATGGGCTAAACAGGGATATTTGAGAACAACGCCACGAGCATCAATTGATTATGAATATCTAGTTAAGGAGCTCGATGAAATAATCCAGCAATATAACATCTCAGCGATTGCATTTGACCGATATCATATTGATTTTTTAATTAAAGAATTTGAGCGTATTAATGTTACACCTCCGCTAGTCAAATTTGGTCAGGGATTTAAAGACATGTCCCCCGCGTTATCAATCTTAGAAGACGAACTTTTAAATAGAACTATCAGGCATGGCAATCATCCGATTCTAACAATGTGTGCCGCTAATGCTGTAGTAACGAGAGATGAAGCGGATAATCGTAAATTTGATAAACATAAAGCTACAGGGAGGATCGATGGGATGCAGGCGCTGGCAATGGCATTTGGTGTGACAAATAAAGAGGAAGACAGTGTAGATATATCTGCCTTTATCAACGATCCTATTATGGTGATGTAATGGAAAATAAACAGAAAACAGGCTTTGTTAAAGCCACATTGTTAAAATGGCTTGGCGTTACGCCTGAGATGAGTGTAAAAACTGGTTGGTCTGAGTATTCGGGCACGTCAACTAGTGGACAGAACGTGAGTGTTGATAAATCGCTACATCTTTCTGCGGTCTGGGCGTGTGTCAGGGTTATTTCGGAAACCATATCTACATTACCCTTAAAAATTTATGAACGCAAACCTGACGGCTCTAAAAGCGTCGCGGTAGATCATCCAGTTTATCAAATATTATGCCGACAGCCAGCTATTGATTTAACACCAGCTAGATTTATGCAAATGATACCCGCCAGTATCTGTTTGCGCGGTAATTCATTTTCGGAAAAGCTGTTTTTTAGAAAAGAACTTGTTGGAATACGACCCTTATTACCTCAATACATGAATGTTGGGAGTGATGATACAGGTAGAATTACCTATAAATATTCAGATCCTGTTACTAAAACAGAGCGAGAGATCCCTCGCGAGAATATTATGCATATACGTGGATTTAGTTTAGATGCGGCAGTAGGATTAACTCCGATACAATTCGGTGCTGATATTATCGGCTCTGCATTAGCAACTAATGAGGCGGCGTCAAATGTATTTAAAAACGGTCTACAAAATTCGGGATTTATGACTTCATCAGTGCCACTTAATCCTGAACAACGGACCGCTCTCCGTAACAATCTCCAACAATTTATGGGATCTAGCAACGCGGGAAAAGTAATGCTGTTAGAAGGCGGATTTGATTATAAAGGCATCACCATTAATCCTGAAACAGCACAGTTACTCGAAAGCCGATCATTTAGTATTGAGGAAATTTGTCGGTGGTTTGGAGTACCTCCCGTCATAATTGGACACATGGAAAAACAAAGCTCGTGGGCATCCAGTATTGAATCTCTATATACTCAATTTTTAATTACTGGTTTACGACCTATGTTAGTCAATATAGAACAAGAGATCGGGCGGTGTTTGCTGGATGATGATCGCTATTTTGCAGAGTTTGCCGTTGAGGGGCTATTACGAGCTGATAGTAACGGCAGAGCGAGTTATTACAAACAGGCGTTACAGGACGGCTGGATGAATCGTAACGAAGTTCGAGCCAAAGAAAACCTACCGCCAATTGAAGGTGGCGATAAATTCACAATTCAATTAAATATGACGACGTTAGATAAAGTCGGACAATCAGAGGAATAATAATTATGCCGTTTAAACTCGATCCAAGCATTTTGGAGGGTAAAACATGTTCAGAATATAGGATAACACCCAATGCACTAAGTAAATGGGACCCTAGTATTCAAGCTAAATCCACCGACAATACGATATCGATTTATAACGTGATAGGTGAAGATCTTTGGAATGGTGAAGGAATGACGGTAAAAAAAATGGCTGGCATTCTGAGAACATTTAATAATAACGACGTAATAGTCAATATTAATTCACCTGGTGGTGACATGTTTGAAGGGTTTGCCATTTACAACCTGCTCCGAGAATATAAAGGCAAGGTCACCGTAAATATTGTAGGTATTGCAGCATCAGCAGCATCAGTAATAGCAATGGCTGGCGATGAGATTAGGATAGCTAAATCAGCTTTTTTGATGATTCACAACTGTAGCGTTATTGTAAATGGCAACAGAAACACATTGTCAGAAGTGGCGGAGCAATTAAAACCGTTTGACGAGGCAATGGCAGGCATTTACATGGATAAAACAGGTAAAAACGCCGAAGAAATTCTCGCCATGATGGATGAGGAAACCTATATTAATGGCGCGACCGCAATAGAGCAAGGGTTCGCAGATAACTTCTTACCATCAGATGAAATTGAACAAACCCATTTAAAAACCAAATCAATGATAAAGCAACTCGATACGTTACTTGCCCGTTCTGGAATGACAAGAAGCGATCGACGCGAATTATTTAATCAAATTAAGGGTACGCATACCGCTACCGACTCTGACACGCAAAACGCTGTCCTATCGGCACTAGCCGAAATTCAACATTCAATTAATAAATTAAACGGAGAATAATACAATGTCAGAAGTATTAGATATGATTAAAAACTTACAAGCAAGCATCACCAAAGCTTCTGAAAAGTTTGATAAGACAGCGGATGACGCATTAAAAGAGGCGAAAGCTTCAGGTGAATTATCACAAGAAACTAAAAACACCGTTGATAAAGCATTAGTCGAACTAAACTCAATGAAAGAGGCGCAAAAAACTTATCTAGCCTCTGTTAATGAGATCAAACAAGAATTGGCTACTATGCCGCTAGCTACCGCTAAAAAGGTTGCTTTAAGCGCAGGTCAAATTGTTACAGCTTCAGAAAACGTAAAAGCACTATCATCAAATATCGAGGGAGCTAAGCGTATCAGTGTACCCGTTCAAGCTGCCTTAACTTCTATTGATGTGCCAGATGGTACTATTGAGCATCATCGATTACCAGGTATTGACACACTACCTAAACAGCGTCTATTTATTAGAGATTTAATTGCGCCAGGTAAAACTCAATCACCAGCTATTTTTTGGGTTCAACAAACTGGCTTTACTAATAATGCTGCTGTTGTTCCTGAAAATACCACCAAACCATACAGTGAAATTCAATTTAGCAACAAAATGACACCAGTTACTACTGTTGCTCATATATTTAAGGCTTCCAAACAGATTTTGGATGATTTCGCTCAATTACAATCAACTATTGATGCAGAAATGAGATACGGCTTAAAATATGTTGAAGAACAGGAGATTTTATTTGGTGATGGCACTGATGCTCATTTGCATGGGATTATACCTCAAGCATCAACTTTTTCGCCGTCATTTATTCCAGAAAAACGTACTCCAATTGACGATTTGCGTCTCGCTATGCTTCAAGCACAACTTGCACGATTACCAGCTTCTGGGCATGTATTGCATTTTATAGACTGGGCAAAAATTGAGCTTCAAAAAGACGCCAACGGTAATTATCTTTTAGCGAATCCTGCTGGCTTAATTGGTCCAACTCTATGGGCACTCCCTGTAATCACAACTGAAATAGATTCATTTGTTAATAAATTTTTAACTGGTGCATTCTCGACAGGTGCTCAAATTTTCGACCGAGAAGAAACAAACGTAGTAATTTCGACAGAAAACAGTAATGACTTTGAAAAGAATATGATTTCAATTCGTTGTGAGGAACGATTGGCTCTTGCTGTGAAACGTCCAGAGGCGTTTATTTATGGCACATTTGGAGTCACACCTTAATAGTAAGTGTGGCTGTACCGCCACACTCTCAGTGGAGTTGAAAATGAAAATAAAATTACTCAAACCGTTGTACTTAGATTCCAAAGTTGTACCTGATGGCGCAGTAATCGAACGTGAGGAGTTGCATGCTAGGGAGCTGATAAGAAGAGGTTATGCTGAATTAACAGAGACTAGCAATGCATCTGGCATAAGTAATGATGTATCTTCCAATGAAGATGATCCTGGCACTACTAAAAAACAATCAACAGGCAAAAAAGGTAAGTCATGATTGATTTAGGCACAATTAAACAGCATTGTAATATTGAACCTACTTTTACCGAAGATGATAATTTGCTCAATATTTACATGAAAATGGCTATTCAATATGTCAGCAATGTGACTAGGCGTAATTTATATAGTTCAAAAGATGATGAGAATTATAAAAATGACTCACAGCCGCTGCTTGTCGATGAATTAATTATTGGTGCAATGCTGCAATTGATCGGACATTGGTATGAAAACAGAGAGGCTATCAATATTGGTAACATAACATCTGAAATACCAATCACTACCACTATGTTATTACAACCTTACATTATTTATGGCGTTTAGTTATGAGGGCAGGGCAACTAAAAAACCGCATTACAATTCAGCAGAAAGTAAACGGAAAAGACGCGTTAGGTCAAACCGTTGATCAATGGGTCGATGTGTGCGCTGTACGAGCCGAAATCCGCGATATATCAGGTAGAGAATATCAATCATCACAAGCTGAACAATCACAAACAGACTGCAAAATTCTGATTAGACACCGTAACGATATTACACCTGATATGAGGGTATTATGTAACGGTATTTATTACGATATTAAAGCAGTTTTGGAGGATGTTAAAAAGACGCGGCTTGAATTACCGTGTCAAAAGGGCGTCAGATATGATTAGACCAATGATTGCATTTGCTGGTTTTAAACAGTTGGATTCTGATTTCAAACTACTTTCTCAGGCTGAGCAAAGAAAAGTGTCAAAAAAAGCCGTTAGAGCTGGTGCGGTAGTTTTTCGTGATGCTGTTCGTGCAAATGCGCCTGTTGATTCTGGAGTGTTAAAACGTAGTATATCCGTTGATACAGTCAAAGGCTCGCCGACTGCAGGAGTTAAATTTAAAAAGGTCTTAGTAAAAAAGAAAGGTAAAAAAGGTAAGCATAGGTCAGCTCCTTTTTACTGGTATTTTTTAGAAAAAGGAACGGCGAAAATGCCAGCAAAACCCTTTATTAGACCTGCATTTGATGCAAACGTCAAAAATGCTGAAGACGCTGCTTTTAATCAATTTTTAAAAGACATCGATGGAATATTTTTAAAATGATTGAAATTCAAATCAATGATGCATTAAAAACACTGTGTGACGGGCGAATTAGCCCGTTAATTGCACCTCAAAAGACGAAAACACCATACATTTGTTATACAAAAATTTCTGAGGTATACGGCGATGTTATGTGTGGACAATCTTATGTTGAATATTGTTTTCAAATAGATGTTTATGCAAAAACATTGTTCGAAGCTGAAACCGTCATAAAAGAGGTATACGCCAAATTAAAACCATTGAAACCATTTAACGTCAACATACATCATGATTATGAATCCGATACAGGACTCTACAGGGTAACGTTAGAGTTCTTCCTATTGAATTAACCAATTTTTACAACCCACATTTGTGGGTTTTTTATTATCTGGAGAAAAACATGACCGATAAACAAAGCGAATACACAAAAACAAGAGATATTGGAGTCTTTATCAGTAAAGAACCATCAACCGAATTTATTACAGCTACTACACCAAAATTAAGTTTGGAGTGTACAGTTACTGATTACTCAATGACAGCACCAGAAGGGGAAGAGATCGACGTCTCAACACTTGGATCACGTAACAAAGAGACAATTAACGGACTTCCAGCAGAAGCGACGGTTTCAATGAATGCTAATTTTGTAATAGGTAATGAAGGACAAAAAGCGATGAGAAACTCGTATGAAACTGGTGATAACTATGCATTTAGAATTCAGCATGAGGATGGAAGTTCATTAGACTGGATTGCTCGCGTGACCAGTTTTGAATTTAAAGGAGCAAAAAATGGTATTTTAACTGGTTCTTTCTCATTCAAAG